AACCGCCGCACCAAAAACGAAAGCCCTGTCAGAATTAATCCGAACAGGGCTTCCAGCCAGTATCTAGTGATAAATTCAAGCAAATTACATTCCCCCTAAACCGTTAGATTTTTCAATACGCCGTCTACCAGCACCTTGATTTCGCTCACCTGTTTCAGGACACCGTTCACCAGTACCTGCTGCTCCGCTACGCTTTTCAGGGAGCCTGACACAAGCACCTTCAGTGGCGTCCCCATCATGATGAGCGCGGTCGCCGCCGACCAGCTGCCTCGCACGCCGTAAGCGTCATATCCGCGTACAAGAAACTTCCATTGCAGTCCCGGTGTCCAGCCCGTTGTAGCCACACTGACCGACGTTGCCGATCCGGACGCGTTTGTCCCCATGATCTGTCCGCTGTTGTAGTCAGCTCCGTCCGAGTACTGCATCTTGACCTCGTACCCGGCGATGTCGCCGGATAAACCGCTGTCCGGGTCCCTTGGGCTGGGCGGCGTGAATGATACCGTGACTGTCTCGCCGGGTGCGTACACGCTCTTGTTCGTGATGGGTATGCCTGTCGGAGTATTAGGCGCTCTGTTTTTTCGTACAGCAGATGTGTATCCCGAGTAAACTGTGGCGGCATACGCTGAAACTGAACCTGCCCGGAATCGGACATACTTGCCTCGGCCCCAGCCGGATATTGTCGCGCTTGGAATATCATAATAAGTGCTGCCCGCAGCCACTATAACGGATGTTTCTCCGCTCCAGTTTGCGCCGTCATCCGAGGTCTGGTATCGCACGTCAATTCCCGTTATCGGGTTGTTGGTACCACCCGAACCGTTAACCCAGGATAACCTCAGCGCGCTTTCAAAGGCGTTTGGGCTTTGCGACAGGCCCGAGGGCACACCCGGCGCTGTGGGCGGCGTGTAGGTGATGAGCAGGTCATGGTTAGCTGCCGTTGTGGAAAAACGCTTCGCGTCGTTGGAACCGCTCGTCGTATTCGGCACGCGCTCCAGCTTGAATATGTGCGCGGAACTGTTGTTGTCAACGATCCATTGGATGAGCGCCGTCACGTTAAAGATTCTGTCTCCCGCCGAGCTGCCCGACAGTGCCACCGTCAGGCCGGTCGCGGCCAAAGCGGGCTGCGAGTTCCACGTAAACGCGCCCCAGTTGCCTGAACGCAGCGTAATCAATATGTTTTGAGATAGCGAATATCCGCCCGAAACCTGCGCCAGCTGCAGTGTCGCGCTGTTGATCACAGAGCCTGCGGGTATTTCGTCGTTAACGGAGTCGAAGTTGAAAAAACAGTTATTGACCTTGCCCGTATACCGCCCTACATCGCATGAAGACGTATTAGCCTGAGTAGGATACTGGCTGTCGATTTCGCAAATGTTTAAACCCGTCTTATTACATGTCGCCAATCTTCATCACTCCTTTATGGTACGTATTTGACGAACAGCGTACCGTTGGGCTTGCCCGCAGTCGAAGGCGTACTGCCCGAGTAAATGAACACGTTGACCACCTGCAGGTCATCCGTACCCACGTTGCCTGTTACCTCCAGTGCGGCCAATGACGTATGGACGTGACCCACGGCCGCCTTGCCGTCAATGTCATGTTTCAGGCTGGCAACGGAATAAGCCAGTGTGCGCTCATCCGCAAAGCTTCCGGCGATAATACCGGTTGAATCCGCGCGCAGCTTGATAAAAGGCATCTGATGCAGCGTTTCGCCCGCGTTGATATCGTCCTGTGTGAGCGCCGGATAGGCGGCAGTGTCCGTCAGTACCTTAAAGCTGCCCTGCATGAATTCCGTTTCCGTATTGGTCTGGTTGAGATTGACCTCAAACACCACGCGCATATACTGCGTCTGGCCTGCGGGGACGGATGGAATGCCGATACTCTCAGGCGAAGTGACGTAAACCAGCCGCCCGCAGGCAAAGAACACACCCGTGGCGATGCTCACAGCGGAGGCGCCGTCCTGCGCCACCGTGCAGCCGGATACGATACAGGATTTGTTGACCATGGCCAGCGTGTGGCACAGCCCGTCGTCCTGTGACTTGACTTTTTGTTTATCAAATGTGACTGCTCTTATTGCCACTTAAATTCCTCCTTTGAGCTTGTCCGTGAGCGTAAGCCTTGCGTCCCCGAACTTAAAAAGCACCGTTTTCGCGGTGCTCTTCCTGCTTTTGAAACTGATGTAAGTGTCATATACACCGGTCTTAGTCTTAACCATCGCCCGGTCGTACAGCTGCATATTGGCGGTATCGTATAGCTTTGAGCGTAAAAGTATCTCCGCCTCGATCAGATGGCTGAACTTGTTCTTGGCGAAAATGTCGCCTGCTGTTTTTTCAGCATCGGCTGCGTTCTCGCAATAGACCGTATCGGCCTTGCCTTGCATGCGGATACCCGCTCCAGGGTCTGTACCGTAACTCCCGTTCTCAAACAGGTAATATGTACTTACTTCTGCAGATGTTTTCACAGTTACCTTTGAAACGCATTCGGAAACCACCGTTTCATTCAAGCCGAAAACATCCGCTACCATCGCGTCGATAATATGCAGGGGAGGGTTACGGTTTTCAATACTCAAGCCCAAAGCATTGTCTTTCAGCTCAAAATCCGGGAATATATGATGCCGCCGTGCGACATACCGCAAAAACGTATCCAGATTATAAATCCCATTGTCGTTATGGGGAGTGATATCCAAAAGCGTTTGGGTTGCCGCTGTTGCCGATATATACGGAATATCCGTCATAGCGTCGCCCGAAGTAACGAAATTATCGTTAATAGCGGATAGGATATAGTTCTCAGTTACCGCCTGCGGACTGCTCAGCAGAATATTCCTTGAGAAGATGCTGCTCACTGGCAGCGCCCGCAGTGTGGCAACGCTTGTTTTTTTATCAGTTTCCATGCCGGATATGATGCCAAGATAAACCGTCTCAGCCGCTTCTTTCAGACAAACGTAATCCCCGGCGCTGACGGCAGGCATACGCGCAAAGTTCATACTGGTAACGGCGGGCGCGGAAGTATCCTCGTTCCTCTCATAGCCGATAGTTACGGCAGCGTCCCTCACTTTTAAATCTATTTTGGATATGACGTATGCCTGCATCACTATACCGCCTTATATGCCGTATATACGGTAATGATCGATTTTGAACTAATCTCGTTATCCGCACTCAGGCTCAGCGTCGACAGTCCTTTCGGCAGCTTGAAGAAGTTGTCGTTCTCGACCGAGATGAAGCCGATCAGGCTCTCCTCGCTGCCATCCACCAGCCGTTTTATGAGCGTTAATTCGTCATCTTTCGTGCAGAATACCAGCGTTTGTCCGGTCTCAATGACCGTCGTTACCACCAACTGCGAACGCAGCACACCATTTACGTGCAGTGAGAGCCGGGGATTGACCAGTTCACCTTCGGCTTCAAGCATAACCGGCGCTTCAAAATGCCCGTCGTTAAAAATCTCAATCGCGTCGGTCGAAACGTCGCTGTATACATATTCATGCATCCGGTCATATCGAAGCTCCTCACCGGTTTTCTCCGCAACTACGCGCAGGCTATCCCGCTTGTACCACGCGCCTTTCAGTGTGATAACGACGTCGCATTCCATCCGTCCGCCTATGATCTCGCCTTTGGATACATTTTCCACCTCAGCATCCGCCAGAAACTCGCTGCTTGCCGTCTCAAACCTCGGAGCGTATACGAGCCTTAAAACGTCGGACGCGGCGATGAAGTTCACCAGGGCGCGGTACCCATCATATGCCCTGGAACCGTCGAATACGGCCACACCGGTAAACGATCGGAGCGGGAATACTTCGTTTACGACCCTTGACGCATCACCTGTCAGTTCATATGCGCGCGACATAGACAGCCCAAGCCCGGCTGGCAAGCAGAGGAGGGCGCCGTTCTTTAAGTCCTGGAGATTGAACCGCTGCTTCTGTTCGTTCTCCAAATAAAACCTTCTGTGCATACATCCACCTCCTTAATACGCCAGGCCGAGCCTGCGGTTCACCACGTTCACCAGCATGCTGATCTGCCCTTCGTCCAGCGTTGACGTTTGAATGTTGAGCGTCACGCTGTTTCCAGCCGCAACAGGCGCGTTGCCTCCAAATTGTCCGGCGATTGCAATATCAGTTTTCGCGCCGTCGACAGCGGCGTTAAGTTTATTCATCGCCCGGTCAACCAGCGACACACTTCCCGTGATGCCTTCCGCGAGCCCAAGTCCCATGTTCTTGCCGATGCCCGCAAACACAACGGACGGCGAATGAATACCCAGTAGGTCCTTGACGCCATCCACGATGCCGTTGAAGAAGCCCGATATCTTCTGCCAAAGCCAGTCGGCAGCAGACTTGATGCCTTCCCAGATTCCTTTGATGAAATCCCAGGCAAGATTCCCGGCGGCTTTAATGAGGTTCCATGCTGCCTCACCAATGCCCTTGATGAGTGCCCAGACAATCTCAATGCCTGCCTCTATTATGAGCGGCAGATTATCGATAATGGCCTGAACAATCTGCGGGATCATATCGATGATCCCCTTTATCAGCTGCGGTATCGCCTCGATGATGCCCTTGATGACAGCCAGAATGATCTTAATTCCTGCCTCGATTATCTTGGGCAGATTGTCCACAATCGCTTTTACGATCTTCGGTATCATCTCAATAATGCAGGTAATTAGTTTCGGCAGCGCGTCTATGATTCCCAATATCAATGACAGCAGGATCTGAATACCCGCCTCGATGATCTGCGGCAGGTTTTCCACGATTGCCGTTACCACCATTGGGATCATGTCGATAACGGCCTGTATCAATACCGGCAGTGAAGCCACGATACCGTTTACAACAGCCAGCAGTATCTGCACGCCCGCTTCGATGATAAGCGGCAGGCTTTCCATAATTGCCGTGACAAGCATGGGAATCATGTTGATAATAGCAGTGATAAGCGTCGGCAGATTGTCCATGATGCCCTGAACAAGCGCCAATATGAGCTGCAATCCCGCCTGAATAATGAGCGGCAGGTTTTGTATAATCGTCTGCAATATCTGCGTGACGGCCGAAACAATCGCCGGTATAAGCTGGGGGATGCTCTGCGTGATGCCTTGTATCAGTGCAATCAGTATTTGAATACCTGCAGCAATAATGACTGGCAGGTTTTTAAGTATAAATACAGCAATCTGGGACACCATGTCTACGACCATTTTAGCCAGAGCCGGGCCATTCGCAGCAATGGCGCTTATAATACTCTGAAATATCTCCAGAGCAGCGGACAGCAGCGAGGGCAGCACTTGGGGTAGGCTGGCAATGATTGATTCGGCCAGGCTCCCAAGTATCTTCGCGCCTTGTTCAGCAATCCTGGGAAGGGCGTTTGTGATTCGGCTGCCGATGTCCGAAAGCATAGCGGATATTGTGTCGCCGACGTGATCCCAGTTTCCGGTCTGTATCGCTTCGGACACTGACGACGCGACCAAACGCAGATTATCCGACAGCACACCCAAAGCGGGGGTGACCGCTGCGCCCAGCGTCTGTGTCAGCGCCGTACCCGTGGCTTTGAGCCGCTGCATCTTGTCGTCGAATTCACCAAGCGCCGTGACGCTTTCGTCGCTTAGTACTACGCCGAGTTCATTGGCTTCATCCGCCAGCCGGGAGAGTTCGTCCGACCCGGCAGCGATTAGGGGATTAAGTTCTTTGGCGTTCTTCCCGAACAGCTGCATCGCCAGAGCGTCGCGCTCGGTTTCGTTAGTCACCCTGCCCAAAGCGTCAATGGTATCCAGCCACACCTGCTTGCTGTTTTTCAGGCTCCCGTCAGCGTTGGTTGTCGCTATGCCCAATGCTTTAAACGCGTCGGCCTGCGCTCCCGTGCCGGTTCTGGCTGCGTCCATACTCTTAGTGAGCTTGAACATGGAATCCGTCATTGTTTCCAGCGGAACATCCACAAACCGCGCAGCGTATTCCATCTCCTGCAGCGTTTTGGTACTTATGTCCGTCATGTTGGACAGCGTAATCAGCTCGTCCGCCGCTTCGCCCGCGTCCAGCGTCATCTTGACCACAGCGGCTCCGGCAGCCGCGGCAGTGGCGCCTACCGCAGCAATCCCAGCAGCGGCGGCTTTCCCGATGCCGCCCGCGATGCCGGAAAGCACGCCGGAGAACCTGTGAGCTTTTTCGGCCGCGTTATCCATCTCTCGCCCGGCAGCCTGCGCCTTATCGCCGACATCCGCAACCTTGCCGTCTGCCTGCTCAGCGGCGGAGCCAAGCTGACTGAGTTCTTGCTCAAACTTATTGACCTCACCTTCAGCTTTGGCGACCTCGCGGGTAAACGCGCGGTATTGCTCATCCGATATCTTCCCGCTGGCAAACTGCTGCTCCACCTGTGCCTGTGCCACGCGGAGAGTCTCCAGTTTTTCCTTCGCGTTGGATACCGCTTTAGCGAGGAGTTCCTGTTTCTGCGCTACCAGCTCGGTGTTGCCCGGATTCAGTTTCAGGAGGGAAGCCACTTGTTTCAGTTCGCTCTGCAGGCTGCGCGACTTCTTATTGACGTCCTCGAGCGCTTTGCCGAGTCCTGTGGTGTTTGCGCCGATTTCTATCGTTATACCCTTGATGCTTGCCGCCAAATGAATCCCTCCTCTCTATATAGCCAGTTGGTCGATATCCGCCTGAGTAGCTTCTTTTGTTTTGCTTTTTGCTTCCGTCAAAAACCCGACATATGAAAGCAAGTCGGAGAAAGTCATCTCGTCCAGTTCATGGAGTGAAAGCCCAGCCGACTTGCCCAGATACAAGGCGTCCCGCCAGTCTACGTGTTTTGAATTCCCCTGGGCTTCGCCACGCCCAGCATAAGAAAAAAATTGTCGTTCACCAGATCCATTACTGTTTTCGAGGCTTCGGTTGTGTCATACTCGAAAAGCGCGTCGCACCAATCCTCGAAAGGCAGGATGCTTTTGTTGGCTGCGTACGCGAACGTCCAGAGCATTCTTCGGATGATGGCGCTGAACTCGAAAATGTTCGTCCGCTGCAGAATGTCCAGCGCGTTCGTGCTGTCGATACCCTTGAGCTCGCCCTGCATTTTCTCCATGTCCGCCAGCCGTTTAAGGTCGGACTGGAAGTCCGGCGTTTCTTCGCCGGATAACCGTGCGTGGCGGTAATAGAACATAAAATTAGCCGATGGTTTCAGCGGCAAATTCTGTCCGTTGATTTTGATTGTTCTCTGCATGTTTAATCACCTCAGCCTGCAGGCGCAGCGAATTCATACACCGATGTGTAGAAGCCTGAATACGCCGTTTCATTTAAAGCACTCTTTACCAGAACAGCTTTGACCATGCCGTCAAGCTGCCGAGGCGTCGCCACAAAGGACAGCGTGTCTGCGGTCGGCTCGATTGTACCTTTGACGGTGTTCGCGTCCACGTTCGGACGGGAAGCCAGGCACTCATAAAAAACAAACCGTCTGGGTTGCAGGTCGCCCTGGACCTCAAACAAAAGGGCAAACGGTGATTGGATTGCGTCCATGTGCTCGAAAATGGCGCCGTTGTCGTCCTGAGTAAATCCAAGGCAGTCTTTCAGAAAAGAAGGCGGGATGTCCGCAATGGTCATCTCGCCCTCGTAGCCTTGATTGGCGTCTTTGGTAAAATAGGCGACGTCATCCGCATAGAACTCCGCGCGCTCGCCCTTGGGCTTTAATGTCAGTGACACCTGACCCGGAAATGCCACCGGTATCGCATACCCGGATTCGGTGACTTTAGCGTAATGGGCATTTCGCAGCCCGAACTTGACTTTATTATCCGGCATTTGTTTGTCCTCCGATCAGCTGTATTTCGTATAACACCTCGATGAGCTTTTCGCTTTCGAGGTACGTTTCGGTCTTGTCGTACACAAGGCCGTGTTCATCAAAAATGCCCTCGAGTCGTTCCTCAAGGGCAATGTCCTTTTTCTCCGTGTACAGTTCGATTTGGTAGTTGTCCCGCTTCAGATAAACCTTTGAATCCGCGGAAAAGTTGTTCGAGTGTGAGAACACATAAACTATGTACGGTAGAGCCTGCGCTTTCTTAAAGCCGCCGCGGGTGACCGGAATACCGGCTTCAGATAGTATCTGAGCCAGATACGCGCTCATCGTTTCACCGCCTCCTCGATTTTCTTTTCAAACTCCGGCAGCAGCCTGTCGCAGGCAGGGCGGATGTGCGGTTTTCCCGCGACCCTGCCACCGCCGCGCTTGGCGTGGCCGTACTCAACAAGGTGGGCGATAGAGTAGCGCTTGGGGTTGCAGACCAGCTTGGCGTATCCTTCTTTGGAGCGGGTTCTTTCTCCAAGCTGCCGGACTGTCCAGCCTTTGGCATATTTGCCTTTACGTTTGGGCGCGGCCGTGCGGATTTCCCTGACCATCGCGTCCGCAGTACTGTCCACAATCTCAGGGATTGCTTCCTCCACCTCTTCGGTGTACTCCTGCATGGCGTCCATAATGGCGTCTGCCAGACCGTCGATATTGGTCATACCATTGCCTCCCTGCACATCAAAACCAGCGATTCGCGCCGTTCCTTGGGGTTGATAACCGACAGCACCTCGAAAATCCTGTTGTAAAAAACCACGCGCGTATCCGGCGTCACATCCTTCCGGTAGCGGATCGTGATTTTTGCCGAAATCTCGGCGTTGGCCTGTCCGGCCGAGAAATACTCCCTGCCGGAAAGCGGCTCGATGGCCGACCATACCGTGGCTATATCCACCCAGGTTTCCGATTGCTGCTTCAATTCATCTTCTGTAATCTCTTTTTTCTGGAGTACCACCCGGTACCGCAAATCCCCGATCTTCATCACCACGCATCCTCCCTGTAGGCGAAAAGCATCCCGCGGAGCGTATTTATCAGCGCGGCGATATCGAGGCTTTCGCGTTGCTCATACATAACTGAAACCGCGTAATATATGGCCTGATTTACGGTTTCAGGTACTTCCGATAGTTCGCTCAGCGGAAAACGGAGGATACCGCCCACGATATCCTCCGCTGCCGTGATGAAGCTTTCAATGAGCGCGTCCTCGTCATTGGACTCGACTCTCAGCCATTCTTTTGTTTTTTCAAGTGTGACGAGCAACGCGCTCACCTCCGTTATTCAGACGCCATCAGGCCTGCCGCAATGAGCTTTGCAAGCAGAGCGTTAAAGTCGGCTACCAACGCCGCTGTGTCCGCGGCAGTGCTGTCCGCCTGAAACTCAGCCTTTGGCAGCCCAGTGACATGTCCGCCTTCCGCGATCTCCAGTGTTCCGCCGATCACCGTCTTTCCGCCGCCCTGCTCGGTGTAGTTTTTTGAGTTATAGCTCATGACACACCTCCGTTAAGCCTTCTGCTGAAGCACCTTAATCGCTTCTGGCAGTATGAGTTTGCCGTCAACGCGCTGAGTGGCGATAAAGCCGACCTGGCCTGTAGCCGCATACAGTTCGTTGAGCCTTTTGAACACCCTGCCCTGGCGGTCAGCCACCCAGTAGTAACTGAAGTCGCCGACCACAATGGTCTTGGCTGCCGCGGCAATCGCGGGTACATACGCCGAGGTTTTGACCGGTCGGTTCAGTATGGTATCCGGCGTGCCCGCCGTGATCGACGGCTGCCAGAGGTACTGTCCCTGCCCGTCCTTCAGTTTGCGAATCGCTTTGACGGTGGAGTCGTTCATGATAAACACGGCTTTGTTGCGGTATGGTGCCTTCAGCGAATAGAACAGGTCGAACACCTCATCTACGGTGATAGCAGTGGCGCCTGCCGTAGTCACGCCGAGCTGCGCGCCGCCGGTTGCCGCGAGAATGCCGGTCGGTTTGCCTGAACCGTCGCCGATGAAGAAGGATTCTTCTTCCTTGTTTCCGATTCGCCGGGCGAATTCTTTGGAAATATAAGTCTCAAGATTGAATACGTTATCGTTTAAAAGTTCCTCGGAGACTTTGATCATAGTTCCCAGCTTGTACGCGCCAATGGAAACCTGACCGAAGCTGTCGTCGCTTTCAGGAATGGCGCCTTCCTCATCAATCCAGGAAGCCGTACCCTTGGAGGCAACGACCGGTATTTTTCGGTCACCGGAAGAGGTCGTAATGACATTCGCCAGTTTGCGGAAAATATTCTCTTCTTCCAACGCATCCACAAGGGTGCGCTCAAACTCATCCGGTACAAGATAACCGCCTTCGGTGTCGGTGCCGATCTGCAGGGCGTTTTTCACAACCGGCTCAAGGCCCTCGCCGGCACGGGTGCGCATAGCGTTCCAGAACGCGCGCTTGTATTCGGAAGACGCGCGTCCGGTTTTTTCGTCGGCGCATTTGGAAGGGGTATTGGTGATGGGGTTGCTGGTTGCCTTCGCGAGTTCCAGATCAAGTGCTGCCTGACGCTCCAGCCGGTCGATTTCCTTGCCCAGAGCTACCACATCCGCTTCCATCTTCTCATAGGCCGCAGTGTCCTCAGCCGAAAGCAGGCCGTCGCTGCCACGTTTGGAATCTAAAAAAGCCTTTGCGGCTTCCCAGGCTTTGGCGCGCTTCTCGCGCAATTCAAGTGTTTTATTCATTTCAATTCCTCCTTAAGGTTTCAATAAAAAAAGCCGCTTTTGGAGCGACTCGATGGGGGTACCGGTGATCTTTTCTTTCTGTGGCAGCTTTCGCAGTATGGAATTTGTGACCGCCTGACGGCTGAAAATAAGACCGTCAGAAACCTCAGTACCCGGCGGTGCTTCGCCGGTGAAAAGGATATCGTCGGCAAACCCAAGTTCCACCGCCTTTTTCGCGTTGAACCAGCTTTCTGCGTCCATCAGGTGTGAAATTCTCGCGCGGGACAGCCCGGACTTGATCTCATACGCGTTGATGATGCTCTCCTTGACCTCTGCCAGCATGGCGATGGCCTTTTCCATTTCTTCCGTGTCACCGATGGCGATGGTCATGGGATTATGGATCATGAGCATACTAACTGGCGACATAAGGACTTCGCCGCCCGCCATCGCGATGACCGACGCGGCGCTGGCCGCGATGCCGTCGATCTTCACGGTCACGTTGCCTTTGTATTCCATGAGCATGTTGTAAATCTGGCTTGCCGCGAAGACGTCGCCGCCGGGGCTGTTGATCCAAATCGTAATGTCACCGTCTCCCGATACCAGTTCCGATTTAAACTGCTTGGGGGTTATTTCATCTCCGAGCCAGCTCTCTTCTGCGATAGCACCGTCCAGATACAGCGTCCGGGCACCGTCTTCGTTTCTGACCCAGTTCCAGAATTTCCTATGCATTTTTCTTTACCTCCGTCTTTTGAGTATTCTTGTTGGCAAAAGCGCCGGCTTCCGCAAGTTTGGTCATGTTGCCATTGATCAGGTACAGGTCGCCGCCATCTTCCGCAGGTATCCTGTTCATGTCCTCCAGTTCACGTATGTCATTGGCTGACAGCCAGCCATTCTGCCGTCCGGTGGCGTAACCGGTCATGCGGCTGGCGTAGTCGCCCCGGAGCAATCCGTCAACATTGAATTTTGCGAAATATGTGGCCTTCTCGGATGGCAGGAGGAGCGCCTTTTGGATGGCCTGCTCCCAGCGCACCACCCATGGGTCGAGCGTGTATTTGACAAACTCCAACGACTGCTGCTCAATGTTGCTGAAGCTGGACTTCTCAAGGTCACCGACCATGTGAGGCGGCACACGGAAGATGCGGGCGATCTCGTTGATCTGAAACTTGCGTGTCTCTAAGAACTGCGCCTGTTCGGGAGGGATGCCGACTGCCTGAAATTTCATGCCTTCTTCGAGGACGGCGATGCGGTGCGCGTTGGCGCTGCCCTGATACACGGTGTTCCAGCTTTCCCGTACGCGCTTCGGGTCTTTTACGACGCCCGGATGCTCCAGCACGCCGCCGGGGTTTGCGCCGTTGGCAAAGAACGACGCGCCGTATTCCTCACACGCGATTGCCATACCGATGGCGTTCTTAGCCATGGCTATGGGAGAGTAGCCGATGAGTCCATCGAAACCAAGGCCGGGGATATGCAACACGTCTTCCGGGCGCAGGACCACCGAGCCGGTATCTGTACGGTGCTCATAAAAAAGCTGGCCGTTGGCCGTTCTGTCTACGGTCATTTTGCCGGGCAGCAGGGGATAGAGCGCCAGCACCCGTCCCGCACCGTCCCGGATGATCTGCGCGTAAGCGTTGCCCCAAAGTAAAAGATGACCCATCAGTGTTTCCCGGAACACAAATGAAGTCATCTCTGGGTTCGGCTCCGTGTGGAGCAGATAGTACAGGGGGTGGTTCAGCACTTTTTCCTTGCCGCCGTCCGGCTTATATCTATAAACGTGCAGTGGAAGCCCTGCAATCGCTTCTGCAAGTATCCTGACACATGCGTACACCGCCGTCGTCTGCAAGGCTGTTCGTTCATTGACCGCTTTTCCGCTGGTGGTTCGGCCAAAGAAGAAGCTGTAGTCACTGCCCGGCAGACGGTTTTTGGGCTTGTCCCGCGCTTTAAGCAAGCTTGAAAATATACTCACAACACCAATAACCCCCTTTCATCGTAAACTGAAGCTCCGGGGCTGCCTCCATTCCGGAGCGCCCGGTCGAGTGCCATGATCGTTGCCACCGCGCCATCGATTCTTTCGGTAGATTTTTCTTTGTCCGGCTTAATGTTGCCCGCCGGGTCTGTACGGATAAAGATGTTATCCATCATCCAACGCAACACAGGATGACCACTATGCGCAATTCTTTCTTCCAACGTGAGTTTCATCAGTTCCTTGGTGGGCGGCGACATGTCCTTGAAACCCTGACCGAAAGGAACTACTGTGAAGCCCATTCCTTCGAGGTTTTGTACCATCTGCACAGCGCCCCAGCGGTCAAAGGCGATTTCACGGATGTTGTACCGCTCGCCAAGCTTTTCTATGAATTGCTCGATAAAGCCGTAATGCACCACATTTCCCTCAGTGGTTAGCAAATATCCTTGCTTCACCCAGAGGTCGTACTGCACATGGTCACGCCGGACACGCAAGTCGATGTTATCTTCCGGCATCCAGAAGAACGGTAGGACGATGTATTTGTCCGTTTCATCCTCCGGCGGGAACACCAGCACGAACGCTGTGATGTCTGTGGTGGATGAGAGGTCAAGCCCGCCATAGCAGACACGCCCTTCAAGGCTATCCGCGTTGACTGGAAACGAGCAGGCATCCCATTTCGCCATCGGCATCCAGCGGATGGCTTGTTTTACCCACTGATTTAAACGAAGCTGCCGGAAACTGTTCTCCTCGGTGGGGTTCTGCTTCGCCGATTCGCATGCGGCCTTTACCTTGTCAATACCCACCGTAATGCCAAGCGACGGATTCGCTTTTTTCCACACCTTTGGGTCAGTCCAGTCTTCGTCTTCCTTCGCACCGAAAATCACAGGGTAGAAGGTAGGGTCGTGTTTACGGCCCTCAAGGATGTCCAGCGCTTTCTGGTGCGTCTCATAGCAGATGCTGTTTGTGTCAGTTCCGGCCGTAGTGATAAGGAAGTAAAGCGGCTGTGTACGCGCATCGCCGGAGCCTTTGGTCATGACGTCAAACAGCTTCCGGTTCGGCTGTGTATGCAGTTCGTCAAACACCACACCGTGGATGTTAAAGCCGTGTTTCGAATATGCCTCAGCCGACAACACCTGATAGAAGCTGTTGGTCGGCAAGTACACCAACCGTTTCGTGGAAGCCAGCAGTTTGACACGCCGGGATAGGGCAGGGCACATCCGAACCATGTCCGCCGCAACCTCAAATACGATGGATGCTTGCTGCCTGTCTGCTGCGCAGCCGTACACCTCGGCACGTTCTTCGTTATCGCCGCAGGTGAGCAGAAGTGCTATGGCAGCGGCAAGCTCAGACTTACCCATTTTCTTGGGTATCTCCACATAAGCGGTATTGAACTGGCGGTATCCGTTGGGTTTGATAACGCCGAAAACATCCCGGACAATCTGTTCCTGCCAGTCGATAAGTTCAAAGGGCTTACCGGCCCAGGAGCCTTTGGTGTGGGAGAGGGCCTCGATAAAGGAAACGGCATAATCGGCGGCGGTTTTGTTGTAAACAGAATCTGGTGCCACAAACGCGGTTGGTTTGTACTTCTTCAGTTTGCGAATGAAGACCGCCTCCTCCTTTTGATGAAATAGGCATAAGAAAAGAGCCTTCGTTTGAAAGCCCTTTACTTCTGTCCATTTGCATTTGTATATGTCTATGGCGTTTCCTCAGTTTCGCCTGTCAGAATAAAATGAGCATACGCCTTACGGTTGTTCTCGATGTAATCGGTAAGTTCATAATATCCGTTCTCAAACGCGAGCCGCTGGACAGTAACCGTATCAAACATGTTCGTCGCTCCGCTTGCCCGGATAGAGAGGATTTGCTGTTTCACTATCTCGGTCATGGCAGCACCTCGGATTCCAGGATTCTAACGCCATCCTCACCGTAGACCACGCCAAGCGTGGAGCCGCAATCCCAACTACAGAAGATGGTGCCCGTGTCGTCCACAAAATCCACAGTTCCCCGGTCGCCGGGTTTTAGCTTCGAATACGGGTCGTTCATTCTGACCAATTCCACGCGGCACCCGTGTGGGTACTGTTTTCGGAGACGTTCAACGGTTTCTTTGGCGGGGAATTTATTCATCTCCGGATACCTCCGTTTTGGTTGTCTTGCCGCCGTTCTTGAACGCGCTGTTTCCCGAAAGATTTCTCAACAGAATTTTTCTCGCGCTCTTGTATTCGTCGCCCAAAAACCCAAGTCGGATAAGGAAGACCCGAAAAGCGAACTTTTCATTTTCTACATCCTTATCTTTGGCGGTAACCCTTTTCTGTTCCTTTGCCGCTGTGTACAAGGCGCTTATTAAGCGGGAGTAGGCATCGGCTTCCTCGCCGGATGCTCCAAAGGCAAACCAAGGAAACTTTAGCGTTGTTTCCGTACGCTCAATTGAAAGCGCGTAAGCACCAATAGCCTTCTTGATGAGGCCAGCCTTGCTGGCGATGAGTTTTTCAAGGTTGGCGATATTTTCTTCGGTGTAACCTTCAAGCGGCATCTCGATTGTCAGACCAGCGGACTCGTCACAGTCGGGAACGTCGCTTGTCTGCATACCGTCCTCGCCCCGGTGGTCGCGGCGCTGTTTGCCAAGTCCCAGTTCTTCCTTTTCGGTCATCTCCAAGTCTTCGAAGGAGGGTGATTCGTCCAGCTCGTTTTGCATGGCTTCGGTAAAGGGTGTGCTGTTGTCGGCGTATCGTCCGGGGTGGTGCTGGTCAATATCCGGGTACTCATCAGACTCTGAGCTCTCAAAGTCAAATCCTCGCTTTACAAGCCCGTCAATCAGATTCTCCACCAGTTCGCTGTCCGTCCTGTCGCTGAAAGAAAGTGTTCCTTCTTTGTCAACCGTAAAGTCGCCTATCAAGTAAGCGAAAGTTGGCGCGCCTTTGTACTCTATCGGCCAGTCGGCAATTTCGCTGACCGCTTTGACCATCTCTTTGCGCCTCGGGCCTGTAACATTAAATCTTATTTCCATAACCGTTACCTACCTTTCTTTTTGGTAGTAACATATATCACTCTGAAGCTGTGGAATAGCAAGTGAATTATCAGCCTTTTACAAGGTGTTATCTTCTGTCAAAGACACGATGCCCGCAAAAGCGAAACAGACGCAGGGAAGCGCGACGCCGTTGCCCCACATTTTGTATGCGGCGCTGTCTGAGTAAGGATTCCGCAGCCACTTAACAATCTGTCTGCGGGATCTGGGTTTTGCGGACGTACCCATGATTTTTCGATGCGTTTCAAAAACCTCAGCCCACCAGAGTATTTCATCACCGGTCGGTTCAGGGGACTCCAGAGCTTCGCACCACCAATCGGGGAAACCCTGCAAGCGGGCGCACTCAGTGGGCGTGAGCCTGCGGACAATGTATTCCGGCCGGTTCACAATCTGCGGGTCTTTGAAGTCCCGCGCCATCAGCGTCGCCGCCTTTTCCTCATTTACATCCGAGAAACCGCCCGTTGTCATGGAGTAGGCTACGGCGTGGTGGTCGGCGGTGTTGAGGGTGAAGGCGGTGTCTTCGTTGATACCGCTCCCTTGGGGTCCGTTCTTTTCCTCTCGCCCAATCATGGAGCCTTGGACGCAAACCGCAATGCCGCCCTGGTTACAGGAGGGATTCCCGCCGCCCTGATCGAGCGTCCGTGAAGTTCCGGCTTCATAAATCCCGCTATACGGATTTCCTGACTTCATGGCGTTGCTGTCCTTGGAGCAAATGCCGTATGCTTTTGGAACGAACACCGACTGATCGTTGACCGTTGAGAGTGTCGCCGATTTATCCTTTTGCATCAACGCCCCTTTACCGCCGCCCTCGCAGCCGGAACGTATTTTCAGCGTCAGCGGTACGTTGTTGCCGCCCGTACCCATACGGGAAGAAAGAGTCTGCACCTTGCCGTCCTTGCTGATTTTGATACGGCTGTCGGCGGGATGGTTCTCCACAGCCACGGCAAGCTGGTTGTCGCCCATATCGGCACGGAGCGTCCCTGACAAGCCGATGTCGGAATGGCCGCCCAAACGGGAAGCCGCCCCCGGCTCAAACACGATAGGCTGATGCCCGTGCTCCTCAGCGCGGAGCGTAGCGGTTACATTCCTGCTTACCGACATGCAGGAACCGCCCTGGTCGTTCAGCACACGGACTGGCTCTCCAAAGCAGCTTTCAGCACCTCCGGCAGTTCCTTCCCGCGCAGGGAAGCGCGGCGTAAAATCCCTTGACACGCCTTCGCGCTCAAACAAAACCTCTCCTGCGCGTTCGCTTCCAAAATCCGCGACAAGGTAGATTCTCTTGCGCCGTTGGGCGACTTCGAAATATTGCGCGTCAAAAGTTCGGTAAGCCACGCTCCATCCGTCGCCCAAGAGTACGTCTGCGTAAGGCCATCCGTTTTTGTCAGGCGAAGGCACCTCGGCTGACGGCTCGATAATTTGGACGATTGCTTCGAGGACTGCCTTGAAGTCCGCGCCCTTGTTTGAGGAGAACGCGCCCGGCACGTTTTCCCACAATATAAATCTTGGATAGCTGCCACCGGTGGCGCACCTCATTTCCTTAATAATCCGTATCGCTTCATAAAAAAGGACGGATTGCTTACCGTCCAGTCCTGTTCTCTTCCCGGCTATGGACATGTCTGTGCAGGGAGAACCGAAGGTGATGATGTCCACGGGTTCGATCTTTGCGCCGTTTATTGCCGAAATATCGCCGTAATGCTTCATTTCCGGCAGACGTTTTGTCGTGATCCGTATGGGGAACGGTTCTATTTCTGAAGCCCACACAGGTTTCACGCCGTATAAAAAAGCCCCGAGCGGGAAGCCGCCGGAGCCGTCAAAGAGCGAACCGAGGGTTAGCTGTTTATGCATAGGCAGGCACCTCCACATCCGCGAAGTGTACTTTTTTGCCGTCCCGAATGAGATACACATCCTTATCTGTTTCGACCTGCTCAATAAACCTTTTCACAATTACATCACAGTATTTTTCGTCAAGTTCAACTGTGTAACAGATACGCTCGGTCTGTTCACTGGCGATAAGGGTAGAGCCGCTGCCTCCAAAGGGGTCGAGGACGATACACCCAGTCATGGAACTGTTAACAATCGGATAGGCGATCAACGGCACCGGTTTCATCGTGGGGTGGTCGGCATTTTTTCGGGGTTTGTCGAACTCCCAGATGGTGGATTGCTTGCGGTCGGAGTACCAGGCATGTTTGCCCGTTTTTTTCCAACCGAACAGCACCGGTTCATGCTGCCATTGGTAAGGTGAGCGTCCCAATACTAGTGACTGCTTCTTCCAGATGCAGGTGCCGGATAAGTAAAACCCCGAGTCCGAAAACGCCCTGCGGAAGTTCAGCCCTTCGGTGTCTGCGTGGAACACGTAGATGCTGGCATCCCGCGCCATCGCCTTTTCGGTGAGGGTGAAAGCGTCCAACAGGAACTGATAGAACTTGGCGTCCGCCATATTGTCATTCTTGATTTTGCCCGCCGAACCTTCGTAGTTGACGTTGTAAGGCGGGTCGGTTACCACGAGATTTGCGGCCTTGCCATCCATGAGCAAATTAAATGTTTCTTCTTTGGTGCTGTCGCCGCAGACCAGCCGGTGGTTACCGAGAAGCCATAAGTCGCCCGGTTGGGTAACCGCGGGCTTTTGCAGTTCAGCGCCCACATCGAAGTCGTCGTCTTTGACATCCTCCATGCCACCCAACAGCTTATTGAGTTCCGCGTCATCAAAGCCAAGAAGTGAGATATCGAAGTCCGAACCCTGCAGGTCGGCGATCTCCACCGATAGCATTTCGGCATCCCATCCGGCGTTCAGCGCGAGACGGTTGTCAGCAAGGATGTATGCCCGTTTTTGTGCTTCGGTCAAGTGTTCGGCGAACACGCAGGGAACTTCCGTGAAGCCTTCCTCTTTAGCGGCAAGGATGCGCCCGTGCCCGGCGATGACATTCAAATCCTTATCAACGATGACAGGGTTGACAAATCCGAACTCACGAATGGACGCCCGAAGCTGGAGAATCTGCTCCTTGCTGTGGGTGCGGGCGTTACGGGCATATGGCACCAGCATGTCTATATTCACTTTTTCGAAGCGCTCAGTTGTATGCATGCTTTTCATCTTCCTTTCCGGCCCGACAGGAGGGCTTCCATGATGTCATCCTGCGGATTCCCTGTGAATGCTATGGTGCAGTTCTGTTTGACGATATCAAAAATCTCATACCAGAGCAGGTTGGCCTGCTTTTGGAACGACTGGCTCATCTGAACGAACGGACTGGTGATCGCGCCGCCCGTTGTGGGGTGCTTTCCTAAAAGCCCGTATATGCTGATGGCTTCTTCGCACTGGATGTAGCGGGTAAACGCCTGGGCGTATGCTTCAATGAGCCTGGGGTTCACGAATTTATCGCAGCATCGCTCTTTAAGCCAGCGCCAAGTTTCTTTGTATAGCTGATCCGCGCCCAACGGCTTTCCGTCCTTTTGCCTTGCACTGAGATAATCGCCCGGTGCGGGCATATCCTCTCCGCACAAATCGGAGCCGCCGTCTAAGTCACCGGTCTCCAGCATTGACGTGGATGGCAGATCAGCAGCCTCCAGTATTTTGGCCGCCTTGCCTTTCGCGATTTTATCTGTAAGAGGTTCGGGTTTATCACCCGCGCGTACCCGGCGGCCGCCTCTGTTTGTTCCGTCTTTAGCCACGCGCTTTCACCTCCTCGCAACGTGTCGGGTTAATCCCCTGTTTGAACCGTAATTTTTTTGTGCGTGACCCGCGCACCGTTCCCCGGATGATATATCACAGAGATTTTGACCGCCCCTCCGGGAGGATAGGTTAACATTTTTACTTGATCTCTTTATCTGTTGTGCCAGCGGTCTCCCGTTTCAGCGGTGATAATCGAATGGCAGCTCTTGCATAAGCTCATGAGGTTGTCCTCATCGTGTGTGCCGCCGTGTGACAGCGGTTTGATATGGTGAACTTCCTCGGCGGGCGTAACCTTTTCATCCTTCACGCAACGCTCACACAGCGGGTGGGCCTTTATGTAACGGTCGCGGATACGTTTCCACGTCCTGCCGTAGCGTTTCTTCACAGCAGGGTCACGGCCATACCGTTCGTACTGCCTTGCTTCTCTTTTAGCGTGTTCCTCACAGAACCTGCCGTCCGTCAGATTCGGGCAGCCGGGGGAGGAGCACGGTCTTTTTGGTTTCCTTGGCATTCAGCATTCCGCCTTCAATGACCGGCGCCTTTTAATGATGGTGGCGATACCTTTATATGCGCCTTCTATGTCACCGGAAAGGGCTTGTCCTTTGAGTGTGGTGGTCTGCTGCCTGGTCAGGTAAGCCTTATTCGCACGAAGAACTTTCATGAATGTTCGTATATCAGTAAGCATAAAACCCTCTTCTAACAAGCAAAAAGCCCTCGCGGGATTTCCCGTGAAGGCTTTGCTGATTTTTTTACCAGTATAACTATATCAGATGAAGAGAGTGGCTTTCTATGGTCTATAGTGGCGAATCGCATCAACCTCATTCAATGCCTTATTATGAAGCCGGTGAATCCATCGGATGTCCAGATGCAATTCGACTGAGATTTGCTCCCACGTTTTGAAGCAAAGGTAGCGCATTTCGAGAAGTGTCTGAAGCTCCGGGCCTTCCACATACTTGATGAGGGATACAATCTCGCTCTTTAAGTCTACAAGGTCGTCGATATCGGCATTGATTTCTGATTCCAGATCCACGATCTTGGCAATAACGCCCTCCATGCGGCGGATATTGCGCGTTCCGTTGTTTGGCGTATCGGACAGGGTGGTAACGGCTTTCTCCGCAAGGTTGCGGAGAGATTGTACCTGTTCGATTTTACTGTTGATACGCAGGTCGATGCGATAGGCTTGCGAAAGGTAATCCTTCGCGGAAAGGGTCTGGTTATTCATAGGCTACCTCCGGTTAATTTGTTTCACTCGGATTGGCAGCTTTCGACTCCGTAGGTTGACGTTGATTTACAAATTCGCTTTTACCGCGCTGATTAACGCGCTCTGGGTATTGTCCTTGTCGGATAGGGCTTTCAGGATTCGCTCATCGATTGTACCTTTGGTGATGATATACTGAACCACCACAGTTTCGGACTTTTGGCCCTGACGCCAAAGGCGGGCGTTGGTCTGCTGGTAAAGCTCCAAACTCCACGTCAGTCCGAACCATATCAAGGTGGAACCGCCCGTCTGCAGGTTCAGCCCATGACCTGCGGAGGCGGGGTGGATGAGGGCGACGGGCAATTCGCCGTTGTTCCACCGATTGATACTATCGGCAGTGTCAAGACGGGAATAAGGAATATGCTTTTTACGTAACCGTTCTGTGATCCGCTCCAGATCATGCTTGAACCAGTACGCCACAAGGACGGGTTTTCCGTTCGCCGCTTCAATCAAATCTTCTAAGGCGTCCAGCTTGCGGTCGTGAATACGGACGACTGAACCATCATCGGAGTAAACAGCGCCGTTTGCCATCTGGCATAACTTTCCACTCAATGCGGCGGCATTGGCGGCAGTAACATCACCGTTCGGCAGTTGGAGAACCAGGTTGCGTTTCAGTTCGTTATACCGTTCGCGTTCAACTGCGGATAACCGAACAGCGTATTCTGAATTGACCAGTTCCGGCATCTTTAAATGGTCAGTGGACTTCATCGATATCGTAATGTCGGCAATCCGGCTGTAAATCTGTTCCTCAGCAAACGGCAGGGGCTTGTAGCTGAAGATGACCTGCCCGTTGCGTTTATCGGGGGAGAAGTAGTCGTTACGGTACTGTCCGATGAACCGTCCGAGCCGTCGGCCCATATCCAATAGCCGGAACTCAGCCCATAAATCCATCAGGCCGTTGCCTGTAGGAGTGCCGGTCAGCCCGATGATCCGCCTGACGCGGGGACGGACTTTCATCAAGGCACGGAACCGCTTTGACTGATGGCTCTTGAAAGAAGAGAGTTCATCAACCACCATTGTATCGAAGTCAAAGGGAAGTCCGCTTTCAGCTATGAGCCACTGGATATTTTCACGGTTGATGATGTAAATGTCTGCTTGTCGCAGAAGAGCGGCTTTGCGTTCTGGTTCGGTTCCGACCGCCACTGAGAACCGCAGTCCACTAAGGTGCTCCCATTTACTGAGTTCCTCAGGCCATGTATCCCGTGCCACCCGGAGCGGGGCGATAACCAATACCTTGTGTGCCTCAAAACAGTCGAACAGCAGGTCGTTTAATGCGGTCAGCGTGATAGCTGTTTTGCCAAGCCCCATGTCTAGCAGGAGGCAGGATATGGGGTTCACTTGGATAAAATCAGCAGCGTATTTTTGATAGCTATGCGGATTGTATTTCATCAAGTATCCTCCCGATTTGCTCTTCATCATCCAGGACAAATACCAGAAAGCCCAGCCGCCGCAGCATTCCATGCCTTGCTTCTTGCAGGGGGCGTGGTTTTTCCCCGCGCCGTTTCACTTCCACAAAGGCAGCCTTGCCCATTGGTAAAAGCACAAGGCGGTCGGGCATACCATCAAAGCCGGGGCTTATGAACTTTGGCGCGATGCCGCCGGTCGACTTGACTGCCTGAACCAGTTTATTCTCGATGGCTTTTTCTCTCATGTCAGATCACCTCGTCGACGGGGTCTGCAAGTTCAAAAGCGGCGTAGGCAGCCAACAGAAAATTGTCTATCGGACAGCCTTTGTACTTCCAAACGCATTGATTTTCGCACCGGACACCATAACCGTTTCCATACTGGCTTTTGTTGATATAGATTTTCTTTCCTCGATATGTTAGGCAGAGATTGCCGTTGCAGGTCTTGTGCCATCTGCGCCTGGGAAAATTCCGTTTGCGGCGAGCCCTGTTTTTCAGCCCGTTATCACGCTCTTTTGCTGCGAGAATATCGCCCTCCATGATACCGGCACAGATGCAGCCCATTTCAACGTCCTCAAAGTAACCGGGATTTCGCATGACGTGAACATACCGTACGGAAGCGCAGTCACAAAGTTCGCATGTGGTTAGCACCACATTATCAGGGGACTCGTCATCATCTGCCACATCGTACATCCGGACACAATACCAGCCTTCCAGAGGCGCTCCCCATTCTTTGAGCCGCTTGATGCATTTGGCTTTGTATTGTTCATTGTATTCTTCCATGAACATTTCCTCCGTTTAATTCTCCGGGACAACTGGGGCAACTTTTCCTATACGCGCGCAAATGCGTGTGTCAGGACACTATTTCTATTTAAATTTTTAATGTATTTGTGCTATAAAGAAAAAGTTGTCCTCTTGTCCTTATTTGGGTTGATTTAGCGGGAAAAACAGCGCTTTTTTGCGGACAACCTCTGGGACAGGGACAAGCTTGCGCGGTTGTCCATATGAGGTTGTCCGCATGGATTGTCATTGCCGCTTATACAAGCGCTGCCTGCCGTAGATGGGCTGCGTCTCCCGCTCGTCGGTTTTATGCCAGCCCTCGATGCGAAGCATGATAGAAGCTATCGCATACGAGTCGGAGGGCTTGATGTCCTCCTTGCGCTTGCCGAAACATTCGCACCATATTTCCAGATTGCTTACGCTGTCGCGTACAACGGTGCCTTTCGGCTGGGTCGGGCTGTCGGGGTCTCTGATGAATTCCTGCCTTGCATAAATGTCCATGGCAGCCCAGTTCTCCGGCAAAAGCAGGTTCAAATACGCGCTGACAAGACCTTCGCGGTCGTCCTGCTCCATTGCGTTGGCCTGCTCCGTCTGAGAATAGGTTTCGAGGCTGCTGTCGAGATAGAGTTTTTCGCCTTTACCGACGAGCACCAGTACCTCCGCCCATATTTGCTGAACATCCTCATTCGTCAGATTCCACGGTTTCAGCTTGCCGGTACCGGGAGTTCTGACCGTCCAGAAGCGGCGGTTGCCCGTAATATCGCGAAGATAACCGTTCTGCGAGTTGGTAGTGCCGAAGAAAATACACTGCCTTGGATGCGGCGTAACACGGCGGCCGAAGGAGGCGCGGTACTTGTCGTCCTGACGGGAGATGAACGCCTTGACCTTGTCGATGTCCGCTTTCTTCATACCGGCAAGCTCTCCGATTTCAAGAATCCAATAACCTTGCAGCTTTTCAGCAGCGGTCTTGTCGTTCATATCCGTAAGGGACAAGCTGTCTGAGTACCATTCACCGCCCAGTTTGGCGATAAGCGTAGACTTTCCGATACCCTGATCGCCGTTTAGCACGAGAATATTGTCGAATTTGATCCCGGGCTGCTTTACTCGCGCCACGGCTCCGCATAAAGTCTTTCGTGTGACAGCTCGGGTATAGGCGTTGTCCTCCGCGCCGAGATAATCGATGAGGATGCTTTCGGCGCGTTCATTACCGTCCCATAGCGGGAGCGAAGCAAGATGCTCGCGGATGGGATGATAGGAGCGGTCATCGACGACCTTTGCGACGGCGATCTGGTAGTTCCGCGCCGAGAAGGTGCCATAGTTGGCGTCCACATAGCAGATAAGCTGAGCGTCGTCGGCGTCCCGCCAGAACCGTGCAGGGTGCTGCCACGGCACATCGCCCTTTATCTCCATGCCGTCGGCGAGCTGGTTAAAGCAGATTGCCTTTAGCTTATCGTCGTTCTCCATGATGAGCGTAATGTTGTGCAGACTGTTTTGAAGCAGCCCGCCGCGATCTCGCCGGAGCGCCTTCGTCCAGTCATCAAACTCCGCCGCAGCAGCCTCCTGTTTTTCTCGCAGAAGCGTGGCGCTGACTAGCTCGTCCTTTACCGCAAAGTCCATCATAGCGGTAAAGGACTTTTTATCGTCGTCGCCGAATTTGTGGATACGCACGAGGTCAAAAGCATTAAGCAGCTTTCCGCAGGCGGGGTCTGTCGCGTGATGGCTGTAGGCAAATTTATCATCATAAACCACAACGCCGGCGCTGCTGTCCGCTGGGATATAATCGTATCGGCCTTCCATTGCCGAGGGGGCGTATATGTCTGGGAGGAACTTACCGATTGCGCTTTCAATAGTATAGGAGCGGCAGAACGCGCCTACTGCGCCGGACTTCGTAAGCGGGTCCTCCTGCGTCCCTTTGGCTGGCGCATTTACTTTGCTCTCCCGCGCCGTTGTGGGAAGAAGCGAACAATTACGCCAATTAGGATGCGCCGCAAGCACCGCGTCCGGGTCAAGTAATTCTCCTTCAAAGGTTCTGCATATATATTCGCCGTTTGATGGACAGGTAGGCCAGTACATCAGCTGATTCGGAATAAAGGAACACTCATCAAACATATCGATGCCGATATTTGCCGCCAGATAACGGGATACCGCCGCATATTCGTCCGCGGATACATCTCTCGTGAAAGGCGCGACAATACGGAGTCTTGGTGCTTCCGGCACATGACCGTGAGTCGAATACACGGCGCAGCAGAAGGGGAACTTTTCCTTGAGCGCCGCAATGAACTCCGGCGTAGCGTGGTCAATATCAGGCGTCCATATAGAACGACAGTCTACATTTGCGACCTTACGCAGATTATCGCGCAGGTGTCCGCCGACGAATCCGCCCTTGTCTTTAATCTCATCACGTCGGCCTTTGGGTAGCTTTGGATATTCTTCGGCCGTTTCAGTAGTACGTATGGGCGTTCTTAGCCGATCACATATTTCTTGAAAAGACATGGTCTTGTTTGACCATATTTTTGCCTGACGGGAGTTGCCAAGCGCAATTTTTAAATCTCGCATGATGCAGTTTCCTCGCAATCTTCGTTAAAGTAGCGCAAGCGGTAGTCCTTACGCTTGGCTCTCTTGATTTCAACCTCCATACCGGCTGAGATGGTGCTGCCGAATACCCAGACCTCGGCACATTTGCCCATCAGCGCATTTCCGAAGAAGAGACCCAGCTGGCGCTCGGCGGGATCTGCGTCGTTGAGAAACTGTGGATATAACAAGTGCGGCGTAACGGGAATGCATCCGCTGTCAACCGCAAAGCGACTGTATCGCCTCGCTGACTCGGTATTCCGTTTGATGTCCCCGGCATAGGGAGAGCAGATATACACCATAGGTCTGAAGGCTTTTTCGGCCTTAGCCTCTTTTTCTACAGCCGTTAGGGCTTCGTAA